CGGCGTTCAGAACTTCATAGAGGGTCATGCAGCGGTTCTTGATTCGGCTTTTCAACAGGTGGAGATGAGCGATGTCATGAGACAGCGGCTGAACCGTTCCGATTACATCTTCTCCGGTATGAAGACCTTCCATGAACTCAATGAAGCGTTCCCCTCTCTGATTGATGAGAATGGCAATAGAAAGTCCTTCGAACAGTTTTTGAACGACGTTCAAAGCATCGACAAAACATACAACGTGAACTACCTTCGCGCTGAGTACAACTTTGCCCAGTCTTCTGCTACCATGGCAGCCAAATGGGAACAGTTCATGGAGGATGGAGACCGTTACAACCTGCAATATCGTACTGCACACGATGGCAGAGTTCGTCCGGAGCACGCTGCACTGGAAGGCGTAACCTTGCCTCCATCCGATTCTTTTTGGGAGGAATACTATCCCCCCAATGGTTGGAACTGTAGATGTACTGTGATACAAGTACGCAAGACCAAATTTCCGGAGACCGACCACGAGGAGGCTATGGGACTTGGTGAGGAGGCTCTGCAGAACGACAAAAAGAATATGTTCCATTTTAATCCGGGCAAGGAAGAAAAGACTTTCCCGGACTATAACCCGTACACCATTCGTAGATGTAAAGACTGTGATATTGCCAATGGGAAAGCAAAGTTGTCAAAAGTTTATAGTGGAGCTACGCAACTGTGTGAATCTTGTCAGTTCTTTCGTAAGTGTATGGAAAATAAAGAAACCGTTTATAAGATTGGTACTGGTGAGGTGAGAATAAGTAAGCTAGTCAATTCAGAGGATAGCGACTATAAGAAACTTGTTCAGATTGCAGATTTCTTTGCTTCCAAAGGAGCAACTGTTAGACTTACACCCAAGATGACCCGTCCAACTTCATTTCAGTATAAGTGTATTTACGGAGACCTTATGGGAACTGTTTATGAAGGAAAGTGCCCAGACCTTAACATAAATGGCTTATGGTATGAACATGAAGGCTTTGTTAGCAAGAAACCTAAAAATGCGTTTCGTAATATGATGGTTGATGGGTTAGTACAAAGCAATCGAATTATCATTGATGAACCCGATTTAACAGAACGATATATGCTACGTGGAATAGTCGGAAGAATAACAGCAAATGGAACCGATATAAAGGAAGTTTGGCTGAGAAAAGCAGATGGAGAAATAAAGCTCCTCTTTAAAAATACGGACGGCTGACCATAAAGATCAGCCCCCGCAGGCGAGGAATCGGTAGTCATTAGCTACGGAATCCTCGCTGCAAATATACAAAATAAATTAATCCAAACAATAGAAATGACGAAATATTTCATATTTTTGCATGAAATTTCTTGGTGGAGCCTCCTAATAAGCCGTGTGGTTTATCGTGGGTACAACAACGCGAACGCGAATGGCGGTGTCTCGAACGCGAATGCGAATAACGATGCTACGAATGCGAATGCGAATGTCGGCTCGCGGCTGGCGAACAAAAACATCGGCGTACAACACCGGGGACGTGTCCCCATCGTCGTGCCGAGGGAGGCGAACCGCAACATCAACAGGTGTTGAAAAAACAAGTAGTCGGGTAAACCTTGGTAGGTCCATAAAGATTCGAACAGGTTAGACCCGGAGAAAGGAAGGCTTAAACAGTACTATGCACAGAGATGGTCATATAGTAGAAGAAATCGTTGAATACTCCAATATGTCCGAAGCATTCGACCGTGTACTCCGTGGCACCGACCGCAAAAAGTCGCGCCAAGGACGAAAGCTCATACCATTAAGAGAAGCCGTTATCAAGAAACTCACAGCATCCATCGCCGACGGATCATTCCGCATTCATGGCTATAGAGAACGTGACATTATAGAGAACGGCAAGCATCGACGATTGCAGATACTTAGTATGAGAGACAGAATCGCCCTCTGTGGAATCATGAATGTCGTAGACAAACATCTGCACAGACGATTCATCCGCACCACCTCGGCAAGCATCAAAGGACGTGGTATGCACGACCTCATGGCGTATATCCACAACGATATGCAGCGCGACCCGGAAGGAACACGCTACTGCTATACATTCGATATCCGCAAGTGCTATGAGAATACCAACCAACAGGTAGCCAAAGACAGCATGAGACGTGTCTTCAAAGACAAGAAGCTCCTTGCCATGCTCGACAGTTTCATTACGGCACTACCCACCGGCGTAAGTCTCGGTTTTCGCTCTTCCCAAGGAATAGTAAACCTGATATTATCCGTCCATCTCGACCACAAGATGAAGTCGGAACATGGCTTTGCCCATTACTATAGGTATTGTGACAATGGAATAATACTTGCAGCCACCACCGAGGAATGTAGAGAAGCACAACGCATAGTACACGAATGTCTGGAAGCCATAGGCTACGAGATACACGATGAGCGCATATTTCCCGTTACGGAAGGAATAGACGCACTCGGATACCGTATCTATCCCGACCACGTTATGTTGCGTAAGCGCATCAAGCAAAAGTTTGCACGGAAGATGAAAAAGGTGAAGTCCCGTAAACGCCGTCGCGAACTTATTGCCTCCTTCTACGGTATGGCAAAACACGCCGATTGTATCCATCTATTCTATACATTAACTGGTAAAGACATGAAATCATTTAAAGAACTGAATGTTTCGTTCAAGCCCGAAGACGGCAAGAAACGATTCCCCGGTCAAGTGGTAAGTATCCGGGAACTGGTAAACTTACCCATCGTTGTGAAGGACTTTGAGACAGGCATCCACACCGAACAAGGCGATGACCGCTGCATAGTGGCTATCGAAGTGAACGGTGAGGCACGCAAGTTCTTTACCAACAGTGAGGAGATGAAAAACATCCTCGCACAAGTAAAGGAACTGCCGGACGGTTTCCCCTTTGAGACTGTCATCAAGACGGAAGTGTTCGGCAAAGGTAAAACCAAATATGTATTTAGCTGACATGATCAAGAAAGTACAAGGAACCACCGGAGCAAAACTGATAGAATGCGTAAACCCGGTAAGAAACAAGTGGCGTATCCGATGGGATATACAAGCCACCGAGAATCAAGAATCACAAGAATCCGTCACCTACATGGAAAAGGAATTCGACCACCAACCCACCGACGAGGAGATTCTATCTGCCGTGACCAATTACTTCAACACCCTCACCGACGAGGATATTCTATCCGGATACACATGGGAGGACGCACAGGTATGGCTATCCTCCGAGAACCAATTCAACTACAAGGCAGCCTACGACCTTGCCGTGCAATCCGATGGAGCCACCCTGCCGGTAAAGTTCAAATTCGGCACCGATGCAGCCCCCGTCTACCACACCTTCACCAACCTTGCCGACCTCACCGAATTCTACACCGGAGCCATGGCACACATACAGAAGGCTCTCGAAACGGGATGGAAACGTAAGGATGAATTCAACGTGGAAGATTACCAAGTATAAAAAACAGACAGCCACCTGCAGACCCTTTGTGAACAGATGCAATCACAACAGTCGCCGATGGCTGTCCTTGGTAAGACGCTACAAAGATAGTAAAAATCTACGAAAAGCAAAAGCCCCTGCCGATAAAACGTTCGGTCAGGGGCTTCTTTTCGTTGTAGAGAGCACTTTTACAGATTTCTCAAGTATCGTACCGAGAACACCTCTATGCTCTCCACAAGCTCCTCATGGTTGTGATTCGTCTGTGTCTCCACCAGTTCAAAACCATCAAAACCGTCACCGGAGAGATCCTGCAAGGTTTGTATTATCTTGGTGGAGGCAATGAAAGATTCAAGCATCTTATCATCTGTCCAGTCCACCACCAGGTGAATCCTCACCTTTCCGGTACCACGTAGGCTGCGCATCGTCAATGGTGTCCACTCAATAGGACCAAACTCCACAAACACAGCAGGGCGTTCCCACGGCATCTCCTCGTCAATGAATTCTACATTTCTGTTCCACAAATCTATGTGTTTCACCTCCGGTACGTTCTTCTTTAGAACCTCTACCAATTTCTCATATAATTCCGTTCGTATCATTTTATTTCAAATTTCAAGTCGTTTGCAAAATAATCCGCAAGGTTTTCCTCCACTATCTGCTTAACCGCTTGTTCCACCTCCGGCGATTTCCCCAAGAACTGTCTGCGTGGAATATGTATGTCGGTGCCCTCCTTCTTCAGAGCCATCCACTTCCAGAACTCCGCCTCCGTAGTCAGTTGTCGGGTTCGTTTGTCGTTCCTTAAATCCCCGTTCTTCTTACGTCCGAATGCCCCCACGGATGAGTAGTATCTGTACCAAAAGTAACGTTTCATCTTTTTCGTCACCTTTATATCTCCACCGTTATTGTGGATGGCAGCGTATGGAAGGTCGGTGTAGAACACAATGCTGTTTTCCGTGGTTCGGCTGCGTATGCTCTTGCGCAAGTTTCCGGTATCTACCAGTATGGTACCACCCGGACGCGTCGGGCTGCTTCTGCGCTGCCACCCCTCGCCAAAGAAGGACTGCCGTTCAAAGTTCTTATCAAACTCATCGCTCAGCTCCACCTTTATGTCTTTCAGTATTCGTTTAATGATTACCTGCAAATCCTTGTTCATCGTTGTCAATCTTAAACAATAAAAGTTGGCACATATCTTCTGCTATCATATTCCGCTCATCCGAACTTGCATTCATGATGTTGTAAAACGTGCGCTCCGAAATAGCATACACAGGATATATGTACCTGCGCCATATCTCACGATTGGAAATACCACTGTGAGCGTGCCGGTCATATATCCTGTTGATTTCTACAACACGTTTTTGATAACTCAATCCGCGCCGTTTTCCCATGTTCTATGCTTTGCTTTTATCCTTGTAGGGGCGTATATCGTAGTCCAGATATGCAGACACCAGTACTCTGCCACTACCCTGACACTGAGGGCACGTACTCGGCAACTCCGTTCCTACCAATCCCACGCCGTGGCATCTACGACAAAGTGCTATCTTACGGCTCTTCTTCATCTGTATTCTCATGCCACATCCTCCTTCTTCGGTTCCACGTAGAATGCCTCGTCCTGCGCCACCATGATACCGCACTTCTTCATCATCTCAGCCACAGTCTCGCCGTCACGGTCGGCAAGCAACTTATCCTTGGCTATAGCCTCCTCCGTGCGTACATATCCCGGAAGGAACTCCTTCACCAACTGGAGTGCGCTTGCCCATGTGAATCCCTTCAAGGTCTTCAACTTGGGCTGTCCGGTGCGGAAACCTATGATTCCGTGAACCATCTCCAAACTCTTCTTCTTGGAGAACAGTTCGTTCTGGTTCTCCGTAGCGTATGCCTGTAGAGTTTCAAACGCCTTGGTCTTCTCCTCCTCCAGTTCTGCCAACTTGGCAGCATACTTGTCACGGATCTCTGCACAAGCCAACTCTATGTCGGCGGTTATCTTTGCACTTTGTGCCTCGGCAACTGCGTACTGTGCAAACGCATCATCTGCGGCTTCTCTTGTCACACCGCTGATAATAATCTTTTTCGTTCTTTTTGCCATTGTAGTAGCTTTTTTCATTATTAGGGTTTTTAATCTATGTTGTCTTCAATACTGTAAGTCTTCTCGCCATACTCCTTTTGCAATTCGTACACCAGTTCGTCCACATATTGGAGATATTCTTCTTCACTCAGTCCATCGGTAAGTTCGGCTATATGTGCTTTCACCTGCCGGATAAATCCTTTTGTACTCATGCCTCTGCTGCATCGGTTGTCATATACTCTATGTAGATAGGCCCGTTTTCCCGTGCATCCTCCGGATGTTTTGCCAAACCACCCTTCACCTTTATGGAGCGGAGCTTCACAGCCAACAGGCGTAGCTCTTCGACAGTAATTTGGGCGAATGGCTTCCCGGCTATGCGTGGATGCTGGCAGAAGTTGTTGATACGTGCCCAATCGGCGGTGTTGATGCCAATCATCTGCATAAGCTTCAAACACACACTCCGGTTGCGGCGGAGTCTTTCACGTTGGGTCGTCACCGTTGGTCCTTCCTGCGAAATTCTTGTCAGGTCACGGATGCAGGTGTTGTATTCCTGCTCGGTCATCTTCTTTAGACTATCGGTTCGGTTCTGTGTATATTGCAGGACTATTTCCTTCTTCAAGTCCTTGCGGTCACCATCGTATGGCAGTTTGTTCAGTAGAACATAGAACCACGCATACTTGGAATGTTCTTTATTGTCATTCATTTTACATCTGTTTTAGGGGTTATACATTGTTGTTGGTTTGGACTATTCCGTCTTCCCATACCACGTAGTGACTTCCTGCCTCGCCTATGGCTCTGCCTTGACAGTAGGCCTTGTAGCCCATCACTCGCACCTTCATGTCCGACAGGTATCTCAATCTCAAAGCAGGTTTGCCCATGGGCTGTCCCTTTGCCTCTTGGCTCACAAAGATGAAACACTTGTTCGGGAACAGGTCTTTCACCAAATGTTCGCACTGTTCGTATGTCCAGTACGCCAACTGGAAGGAATCCACCACAACGAACTTGGGGCTTTTCGGCTTCTTCAATCGCTCCACCACATCGTCGAACGTATCGTCCGTCACCACTCGGAACTTTCCTTGTACCGTATCCATGCCGAGGTATTCCATCCGGCGTTGAAAACTTTGGTTTATGCCCTCCTCGTATGAGAGATACAGCACCGTTCCATAATTACATAATTCTTTGCTCAACTGCATTACAAAGGAGCTTTTGCCACTTGCTGATGCTCCGCTTATGAACCATGAGGCATTGTCTGCCGGATGCCCGAACGGTTCGGCCCATTTTTCACACCATGGGAGGGTCACCCATTTCTTTGAAGCTATATCTTTCGGACTATATGCACGCTTCATCTTTTCACCATTTATACTTTAAAACTTACTGTTAGAATCGACATTTCTTTTTTTTATTAGGTATCATCTTTTGCTTGTGTCCGTCGGTTTATTGTGTTTCGAGCTTCAGCTTTTCAATCTCGGTGTAGACACGCCGTAGACCTCCGTTTGTCTTTCGCACTATGGCAGCTATGTCAGTCCCCTGCGGTGCATTCAATCGTGCCACAACCTCCGCTTGCCCCTTCAGGAACTTGTCCCGCTCGTGTCCATCGTCGGGAGTTACACGACTGTAACGGTCACCGTATCGGCTGAACATCTCGGTGTATCCCACCTTCTTGCACTCTATGGAGCGGTTTATCTTCTCCTTCAGTCCGTCGGCACCCATCATGTACCAGGCACAGCACCGCTCGGTTGCGTTCCAGAGAGCCTTCAGTTCCAAGAATGCCTCATACTGTAGGTCGCCTGCCTCATCGAGGATGATCAGCGGAGTGTCTATGCTGCGGAGGTAGTAAACCAAATCCTCGTAGATGTCGGCATAGTGTCCTTTGTTGTCCACACCAAACTCACCGGCTACCTTGCGTATCAGTTTCAGTTTGGTCTTCACTTGGGAGCAATCTATGTAGACAGCGTTCTTGTGTGTCTGCACATAGTACTTAGCCGTGAAGGTCTTTCCTATGTTGGGCACATCACAGAGGATGGCACTCAGCCCACGCTGTTGTGAGAACTCCAACTGAGTGGTTATGTACTCAAAGGTCTCGGTCTTGGCAGCCTTCCACTCTATCTCGCCACGCAAGGTAACGTTCAGTCGGCGTGCCACGCTTACCCAGTTGGCATCGCTCAGTGTGCGGTCGGTCTGTCCGTTTTTAATGGCACTGTACACAGAGGTACTAATACCAAAGGAAGCAGCGTGCTTGGCATCGCTCGGATAGTTCGCTCTATTGGCGGCTATCGCTTCCGTAATCTTCTTTTTTTGTGCATCTGTAATCATTGTAGGTTACTTTTTGATGGTTGTTATAATGTTGTTTGAACTCTGTTCTAATATCATTCTATAAGTCTTCTAATGCTCTGTTGGCAGGCATCCAGTCGTCCACGTAGGTTTCGGGTTCCGCCTCCGGCTGTGGCAGCGGTGCTACCTCCAGTGCCGTTATGTCTTCCTCCGGTTCCGCCTCCGCTATGTAGTTCTTATTGGTGGTCATCACACCAACGGGAGCTATGGCGTTGTCGCGAACAAACTTGTTGAACTTCGATATCTTCTTGTGTTGCTCTATCATGTTCGCTATGTCTTCCTCCGTCTGCTCGGCCATTACACGGTTGAAGGTTTCCACCTTTTCCACCTTGTCTATGAACCTGTCTCCTTGGAACAAGTACACATCCGTCGGTTTGTCATTCTCGTCCGGTAGATAGTAGGCAGTCACCTTGTAATTATTGGGCTGTAGCTTATCCAGTACTCCGGTATCGCTCAACCACCAGTCCTCGTACGCCACACGTACCGTACTGTTTCGGCGGATGCTCGTTTCCACGCGCTCACCGATATATCGGCTCAGCATCATCTTGTCATACGGCTGCAAGGTGGGGTTAATGTTCGCCACAAGCACATCCCATCGGCTCATGTTCGGATACTTCTTCTGGTTGGGATGGAGTGCATTGTTCCACTCGGCACTGTCCGCACGGTCTTCTGCCACCAACTGTTCCCATGTAAAGTATTCGCTGTCCTCATACAGCTCGTTGGTCTCGTCGCTCACCTTCTTGTATTCCTGTCTCCATTTGCCCTTACCATAGAAACGACCTATACCCTCGTGGTTCTTGTGTATCACGCTGCGCTTCTTAGCACCGTTCAATGGCTCGGCATACTTCTCTTGGGAGTTCTGCGGAGCACAGAAATGGACGAACGGGAACGCCGTACCTGCTTGCAGGAATCCATCCTTGTACTGGCTCATCAAGTGGTTCTCCACCTCTATACCTGCCGGCATTCCCCATCCGTGTTTCTCTATCAGTCGGAACATATCCCGGAAGCAGTCCACCACCAGGGCATCGTCCTTCTTGCGTGCATAGCTGGCTCCAATCACACACTGGCTCACCACGTCGTATGCATAGTAGGCATGAACCCTCTGTTTGGTATCCTTGAGCTTTCGTGTCAAGTCCACGTCATCCATTGTTATCTGGCTCAGGGAGAATTCTCCGTTGTGGCGGTGTACGTGTGGCATCTGCTCGTGCTGGAAGGTTGTCCATCCGCTCAGAGCGTGTTCCACAAGTAGCTTGTTCTTGGGTTTGTTCAGCACATTGTTGATGGTGCTCTCACTCAGGTTCTTTGGTTCACCGCTTTTGTCCGTGAAGTCGTCCGGGTTAAACACCTCGCCCGTATCCAAGTCGTACACATCAAGTTCCGAGGTCACAAAGCTCAGATACATCTCGTGTACGTTGCTGTTGAAGGGTCTGTTTGGCAGTGCAGCTATGCTCAGTATCAGTCGTTCCGTCTTGTGGTCTACCTTGCGTGCGCTCTGGTTACCGAACTTACCGCTGATGAGACAGGCATATCCTTCCTTCTTGTACTCGTTCACCTTCTTACGGAAACGGAGGGTGGATGCAGGCAGTGTGTGTCCCAGTTCCTTGCGCAAGGTCTCAATGGTGGTAGCCATCTTTTCCCAGTTGTACTTGCCTCCAAATATCTTTTGGCTCGCACTGGCACGGTCGTACAGCTTAATGCAGCAATTCAAGACAGAAGCATTCGTTATATACTCCTTTATCTTGTCCTCGCTCAAATCTATTCCGGTCTTCTCGCGGTCGTGGAAGTATGCCACTGCCAATTGGTCTGTCTCGTAGTTGGACAGTATCCAGTTGTTCAGTATCAGCTCACGCCCACCGGGGTACACCTTGTCTACTGCCTCACGATACTTGGATGGAAGACTGTCAACGGAAACTAAAGCATAACATCCGGGACCGGAACCACCTCCACGACGCACTACGTCTATTTTTCCGCGTGCGCTCATGGCTTTGTAGTTGGGGTGAGTCATAATACCACCCTCTACAAGGTCACGTGCTGATATACAGAGTTTATTACCGTAGTATTCCATGGTCGGCCTCCTTATCTAAGTGCTCCTGCAAAGTCCTGTATATTTGGAATTTCCTTGACAGTTACGTTGTTGTAATGGCGTATTTTGTCACCTTTGTGGAAAACATCACACCCACCATCTGTCGTGGAAAATTCCAACATGGCATCGTTCGGAAAATACTGACGAATGTAATGATCTGCGTCATGCAATGTCTCCACCATGGGAGCCGTTACCATGATGATACCACCGCGCTTAATAGCAGCGACACGTATCTTGTTAGACAGTTCTGTGTTACCCCTGCCTTCATCGTAACGAATGGCGTTAAATACGGTACGTTCGCTTACTCCGAACGCTTTCATTAGAAACTCTCGGTCTGCCTTCTTGATGTGAATGAACTTCTTCATTGTCTTACCTGTTTTTAATTGAAATCTTAGTCAAAAAATATCGTATAATAAAATCACTAAATTTGCGCCTTTTTTTGTAACTTTGGACGCTTGTTCATTAATGAACGTGCAAAAGTATAAACAATTTTCTAAATACGCAAATAAATTTGATTATTTTTATGTCGGAGAATAGCATTTTATCTAGAATACAGGTGATATCGGAACAAGAAGGGGTTAGTATTGCAGCTATAGAACGTGAAATAGGTGCAAGCAACGGCGTTTTGTCACGCGCAATTAAAAATGGAACAGATATTCAGTCTAAATGGATTCAACTTATTGCAAAAAGATACCCATCATATTCAAAGGAATGGCTCCTAACTGGAGAGGGTGGGATGCTACAAAACAGCCAACTAGAATATAAAAAACAGGAAACGCCACCAACGACCGTACCTACAGAGTCATTAATACCGTCAAAGTCACTAATAAAACAAAGAATTCTTCAGTTATTAGAAAAGGAAGGTATTTCTCAATATGAGTTTTACAAACGTACTGGCATAACAAGAGGTATTTTATCACAAGATAACGGAATTAACGAGAGCAACATGATGAGAATTCTTGCGTACTACAAGGATTTGAATGTAAATTGGCTTGTTAAGGGCGATGGGGAGATGTTTATAACCGATGACAAGCGTCCGGAATGTGTAAATACACAAGAAAAAAGTGATAATTTCCACCTCGCAATACACACGGAAAAGCAGAATGAAGGTATTCCACTTATACCCATTGAAGCAATGGCTGGTATTTTCACCGGAGAAAATATCATCAACGAATACGAATGCGACCGATATGTTGTGCCTGCCTTCAAGGGAGCCGACTTTCTTATAACAGTAAAAGGAAGCAGTATGTATCCAAAGTATAGCTCTGGAGATATAGTAGCCTGCCAACGGGTACCGATGTCCGATTTATTTTTTCAATGGAACAAGGTTTATGTTATCGACACTAATCAAGGAGCATTAATCAAAAGAATTAACCCCGGATCCGACAAAAATCATGTCCTAATAGTGTCCGAAAACAAGGATTATCCACCCTTCGAACTGCCTTATACATCCATT